GTTGAGCAGCGAGGCGGGGCGTAATCAGTTGCGGCATTTAGGGCGTCCCATCGTACACGCTTGTGCTTGAGTCTTGATAGGAATCGGCGTTATAGGGCAGTGAGATCGTGGAAGCTGCGGTTACATTCGTTAGACTGACACCCAACTCCAGCGCCTTTTGTTTCAATAGGTTTTCATACCCAGCGCGGGCTTGGTCATTCGAGACAGTCAACCAATCCTTACTGAAATTGGGCGTTGACAATTGGGTGATGATATATCCGATACATCTAACCACCGCAACAGCTACGCCACCATGATTCAGAAAGTAGTTAATCGTCTCATCTTCCAGGTAATGCCCGTCCGGGTTTGTGTCACCGATATGGAAACGGACTAGCGAAGCGTCTGACGAGAGTCCAGGGTCAAAGGTGTAAGTCATGTTATGCCAGCGTATAAGATGCGGCGAGGGTGCCTGTGGGTGTACCATCGTTATTCGAGCCGCCTTGTGTGATTTGAACATAGTCAACGGCGGGGATGTAGAGTTGAATAAAGAAATTGCGGGAGGCAGTCAAGCGCCATTTCTGTGCCTGATAGGTATAGAGTCCGCCGGTCTCTATCCATTCAACATTAGGATGAGAAGTTCCGTCAGCAGTCCGCAAGAAGTTGAATATAAGATCCAACCCGGTTTCGTTACCTTTGGCGTAAGTGCCAAACAGCGTAAAGTATTCGTAGTTCTCAGTGCCAATGATCGCGCCGACTGCTGTTTGAGTAGTCTTGGCGATGGTGGTTGCGGCTTGTAAGATTCCTGTTGCACTCATAGCACTCCTATTCGCTTGACAGTGTGTAAGACACCGCCAACGTGCCTAACGCGGACCCGTCGTCATCGCTGCCGCCTTGCGTGAAGAGAATGTAATCGATCCCACGCACGTCATATTCGCGGGTATAGTTGCCATCAGCCGTAAATTTTAGGACGTCATCTTCGGCGGTATAAACGCCAGATGATTCAGTCCATAAAATATACTGATGGTTCGTCCCGTTCAATGTACGATGAGCATAGGCTTTGATGAGCAGTCCCGTTTCTTCGCCTTTGACATAATTAAAGAACATCTGAATTGCTTCGGCGTTCTCTGTGCCAATGTCGCCGCCGATCGCAACCGGCAAAGTTTTAGAGATGGTCTTGGCGGCTTGCAGGATACCCGAGGCGCTCATTTTTTCGCCTTCTTTTTAGTCGGCTTGACATCTTCAACGGGCAGTTCTTCCAGCGGCTCTTCAAGCGGGGCGGGTTCTGATTCTATAATCAGTTCAATGTCACCACTCGCCAGCATCGCCGCAACTACACCAGGTTCGTTCAATAACGCATCGGGGACGGTTGCGCCGGCTGTATAGCTTATGCCTGTTTTCAGACTTGACATATAGCGTTTGAATTGATAGGACATGGGACATCCTTACGGGGCGGACTTGCGCCCGCCCCAATCGGTTAACTTTCTGCGACTGCAATCGCTTTCAACGTACTGGCAGCGGCGGTTTGAGTATCCGCCACATAAGTGTTTGCAAGTGTGTCTGAAATCGCAGTAATCTTCACGAACAGATTACCAAGTCCTCTAAAGATGACTTGATGGTATGTATTCGTTGCACCATCTACGATCCCGTAGGACAATGCGGCGTTCCCGAGGTTCTGGAATAAGCAGGTTTCAAACTGCACAGACCAGCCTTCGGATGTAATCGCATCGATCTTGAACGGGACATGTGCAACTTGATCTGACCAGCTTTTGAACTCACAGCTAATGAACTTTGTACCATTAGCGGAAGTCGCCAGCCAAGCACCATAGGATGCGGCAGTCCGAACGCGGGACTGAGTTTGTCCAACACTGCAACGCACAAAAGCGCATTCGTCACCAGCAATTTTCAGCGCGTAACTTGCCGCCGTTACTGATGCGGGACTCATGAAGAAGCAATTCTCGAACATACACCGATCACCCGTGACAGAAACTCCGCCCACCGCGCCCGTTGCGTATTCGTTATTGAATTGGATGTTAGCAACCACACAACCCGCGCCTGAGAAGGTCATCAGCGGAGTAAGAGCCGTGCCAACCAAACCCACCACGCGACAGCGTTGACCGTTGCCGGGCAGGTCGGCGGATGCACCGATAAGATGGGTGTAAGTCTTCGCCCAATCAAAAGCGGCGGCGGGGTTGTAAGCAGTTGCGCCACCCAGGAAGATCACGCCATCGTTGTAACCATCGCGGCATAAGTTGTACACCGTTTTCAAGTTACTGTTTGCGGTTCCCGGGGAAGTCCCGTCACCGTTGGCGCTTCCGTGAGTTGGATCACAGAAGTACCATTTGCCACCCGCCAGCATCACGGGGTTAATTGAACTAACCGGGACGCCGCCGAGTTGATAAACCATATCTGCGAATGTAGTCATGTTGGCTCCTATGCTACGGCGTGCCCGTAAATCCAGCGGGCGTCATCCCAACCGAATGAGTACCGCATGTAGCCACGATACTTCGCAACGAGATTGAAGTCACTGGCGGGATCAAGGGAGATTTCAGGATTGACACGGTTAAACCAAAGCGCATGCATTCCAGCTTGAGCAGAGTCAATCATGAACCAGTTATTCGCATCGGTCAGATACGGATCAACCACCACGCGGATGCCCTGAGTTGCGATGAAGTTTGCGTCATTGTTTGCGCCTTCGGGTTTGCCGATGGCGTTCACAATCTCGAAGGCTTTGGCTTGCAAAGCAGTCGGGACATACAGGACGTTGTAAATCGAAGGCATTGGATAGCCGCGATCATCATCCATATCAGCACCAGCGAGCAAAGTCGCAACGACGGCGGCATACGAAAGGGGAGTGGTCCCCAGGTTGCTGTAATGATTGGCGTCAGTCTCGCTGATGTTATGCGAGGCGGAGCACAGATAGACACTATCCGCGCCGGTCACGGTCGCAAAGGCATTGTTCAAAATGCTCGAGGCATGGACGGCGCGCGTGGTGCCGAATGAATGCCCCAGGCTTTGCGCCTTGCGTAGGATCTGCCCCGTGCGGTTATCGTCAACCAGCTTGCGCTCAATCGCGACACCCTTCACATATTCTTTATGGGTGAAGGTGCTCTCAAAGAGCGGGCTGAAAGAATCGTAAGCAATCGTAGCGGGATTGCCCTCAGCATCGGCGCTGTTATATTCAGGCACCAGCCCGAAAGTACCAACACCTTGTGAGTATTCAACGGATGAAGTGGACGAAGAGACACCCAGCAGCGGCATCAAGGGCGACATCACTGCATTCATGCTCTGGTCCCATTCCTTGCGAATGATGGGCAGTACGAACCGCCCCCAGCTATCAGAAATCATTGGAGTAGGCATTATTTATTTTCCTTATTTAGTAGAGTGCGCCAGAAGCAACGACGCAGTAAACAGTCAATCCGCTATCTTCGGTTCTGTAAATGGAGAGTGAACCATTGGCATCATCGGCATAATCCAGCGAGCCGTCCGTATTCACGTCAAAAAGTTTGCCATAGAACCCGGAACGACTTGAGGCGTCGGCGTCGGACGTGCCTTTGATGACCATGCCCGGCGCAAGTACTGCAACCTTGACAGGATCGCCGGCAGTTGCGGCGGCGGTTGTGGCTTCCACAGCCAAGCCGACGATCTTGAGCGCGTCGGTTGTGGCTTCATCGGCTTGCCCGGCACTATCCGCGATAAGCAAAGTTCCTACCTTAGTTTCGAGGGCGGAACTGGCTTCCATCGTGATAATTTTTGGGACACTATCGCCGAGTAAATCTTGAACAAATTCCCATGTGTAGGTGGGGGCTGCCATAGTAACCTCCTAGAATGCCGCGCCAACGGCGCAAACACAGTAGACGGTTAGACCTGAGTCCTCAGTACGCCAAACGGACAAACCACCTGCTGTAGTATCAGTGGGGTCAAGCCGTCCATCGCTGTCAAGGTCATAAGTCTTGGCAACAAAGCCAGAATGAGCGGCGGCAGTTGATACCGCCGTGCCTTTGATGATCGCGCCGGGGAATAGCATCGCGACTTTTACCGGGTCGTGAACGGTGGGATTTACGTCAATCGTTTCGAGTGACAATCCCACGATCACAGCGCCCGTGCCGTCTGTAGTGGGTGACATATCACCAGCAACCATAGACAATAGAGTACCTTTCTTAACTTGAGCGTTGGCAGTCAGTCCTAAAGTGGCAACCTTTGGAACGCGGTCGCCGAACATATCGCCAATAAACTCCCATGTGTAATCGGGTGCGGCAGTCATTGTTATTAACTCCTATCGTTTGTATTTGACATACTCTTCGTCACTGATGTTGTACATTCTGGCGATCTCGCGCTCTTCGGGCGAGAGTTCCGCTTTCTTGTCGGGCTTCGTGCCTTTCTTGCCTGCACCAATGTCGTAGGGTTCTGCCTTCATAAATTTTGCTTTATTCTTTGCCAGCCAGCGCAGCTGGTCCTTGGTCGAAAGTCCATCAGGCACCACGTCTTGATATTCATCTGGCAGCGTTGCGATCTCGGCGGTCAATTGTTCTTTGAGTACGGTTTCATACTCATCCACTAAATCCGCTTTCGGTTTCATGCTTGCCAGTTCTTGAGCGCGTTGCTCGGCAAGTTCTTTCCACTTGCCTTGCTCGCTCAATTGCTTCTCAAGTTGTTCCTGACGTTCTTCCTCAGTTGCATCAAGTCGCTCTTGTAGTTTTCGATTTGAGTCTAAAACTTCATCAAGGCGTGACTTGGGGATCATGTGCTCAGCGGGGACATCTTTTGACACGGATGGGGCGACTGGCTGAACGGGTTCGGGCTGTAATACTGACATTTGGATTTTCCTTTCGAGTTTTACGTCCAACGGGACGAGGGAATGAAAAACGCCTTGCTGATTGCAAGGCGCTTGGTGCTACTTGTGAAGTGTGCCTACTCTCACGAGGCGGCGTATTCAATTAACGTCAGTATATCACTAATTATCTTTTGTGATATATCCTACAAGACTATCGCTAGGTAAAATGGTTACAAGGTTCGGCGCGGTGGGGGCGTGCTTATCAAGCACGGACAAGATCCGCAAGATACACCCGCGTTCTATTTCGAGCGTCTTGGCTAGTTGGATCAATGCCGCACGGAGTTCCAATATCTCAGCAGGGGTCATTCAGCCTCGCTTTTTTGGGGGAGTAGTTTCCTGTTATTTGTTTTCATGCTTTCGATAAGAACTATTATCACCAACAATTATTCGCTTTCTGTACTGACACGAAATTCAATAGTACACCTGCAACGGGTCATACATTGCGAATCGCCAATCTCTGGAATTTCGTCTATCGGCATCCAGCCTTCGGATGCGTATTCTTCGCAATCGTCGCAGTGATCTGCGCCTGATTCCAACACGCGCCGCCCTTCCTCGTATCCGTCTGCAATCATACTCCGCTTATCCATTTCCCAGAATGTACCATTGGCGGCATCCGCGTACATATCCGAACGCACGAGCGCGCGCCCGTCCAGGACTTGCGTACCGTTGGCAATGTCTGCGGCATAATTCTCAAGATATTTATATTGTTTTTTTATCAGCGCACCCGTCGCACCCCAATCAGATTGAGTCATTTGACCAAAACCACCCTGCGATAAAGCTGCAGAAGCAGTATGAGTCAGTTTTATTTGTTGCATCATTTCGGATTGCCATCCAGCAATTGAAATATTGCCATCAATTAAAGATTGTGTAACTGCATTCATACGCAACGCACTAACATCTAAAACTGATTCTAATCCTGCTGTAACAGAAGCGCGGCTGACAAATACACCTGTCTCAAGTGAGTAATATCTGTGTGCAACTTCATTCCAGCCGTATCCAGTTCTAGCGGGTAAGGTCATCCTGTTGTCACTTCCTGCACATCCAATAAATGTTTCAATTCAGCGTCAACCGATTCAATCCACAACTTACGCGCCTCACGAATATCTTCTGGCGTGATCTTGGCGAGTTCTTCCAATTCTGCATCAGTCAACTGTAACGGCTTGCCTAATGCGACTTTCTTTTTATCAGGCATTATTCACCGCCATTGCATCCACTGGCACAGGCACGCGCATGGTATTCAATCTGTTCTTGAGTGACGCCTGCTTTTGTACCTTGACCTCTTCCGCCTGCTTGCCGATGTCCGCTTGTGACATACCCAACAAGCCGCCGATCTTGGCGCGATACCAATCATCAGACCACAATCCAGGCGCGCTCGTCCGCATCTGAGTAAGCGCGTTGATCTGGGTGGACACGTCCAGTATTTCCGGGTTCTGCCAAGTCACTGCAATGTTATCGATTTGCGGGGCACTGCCCATGCCCTCAATTCTAAAAGCGTTCTGAATTTCAGCCGTGAGCATAATTAGACGTTTGATGGCGTCCGTGTTCTGACGTTGGAATCTAATGATCTTCCCGATCAAACCAATCTCCAATTGCTTCAACGCTTCGCCCGATAGATTGCCGTCAGCCGTCACGCCATAGATGGGCGTCTGTGTCACCTGTGAAATTTCTCTGACGATCTTGTCCAACGTCGTGATAAATTGCGTTGTATCGGTTGCTTCAATCTGCCCGATCTGTACCGCCTGTAAAAACTGCAACATTTCAGGCGTGGGTTCGTTGATTACGTTCCCGTTCGCATCTTTCAGGACTAGATTTATCACTGCCCCAGGCACCAAACCATCTACGCTAATCTCCATGCCCTTTGACCACGGCTTTGTATAGCCGGCGTTCTCACTGGCATATGTCAATGTATGTAACGTGCGGTTGTAAATATCCTGCAATGGGATGGCGGATCTGATTTCACTCTCGCCCGTTTCGGTGTAGTTCTCATACCGATTGACGAAATGAATAATAGGGACCGAAGCAATGGGGAACGGTGCGTTATTCTGTACACGGATTGCGCCGCCCTCTTCTACCTCAACTCTATCATCCGCCTGGACTTCGCTCCCGCCTTCCTGCCCGCGCCAATAACTCACATTGCCCGGCTGATAAACCACCAACCGCATCGTAGCATTATACGTGGTGACTTGCGTCTCGGATTCATTCCAAATCTTACACGCCCATAGTGGCGTATGCTCGCTCGTTTCAAAGATCGCTATAATCCCGCTGTACCCATCATACGCCGGTTCGCTAGTCCATGCCAATGACTGCGGATTGACCATGATGTAGGAATCAGCATCGCGGATCGCGCCGCGAATGGTAGCCGATTGCAGATTATCGAATGAGTTTTGTTCCAGCAGCGGCGATAACCACTCTTCATCAATCGTCACATCGTTGGTCGTGATCTCGCTCACATGTAAACGCCCCGCCATCTTATCAATGACGATCCCGCAATAGTTGCCGTTGAAGTCCACCATGCCGGAATCGTCCACCTGTAGGCGCAAGAGTTTCCGCATCTGATTGGTGATGACTGCCCGATGGTCGCCGCGTTCATAGTCCCGGTATAGGTCCACGCGTGCGCCCTGCTGTTTGACATACGCCCGGAAGACGTTCCCCGAACCCATGCTGAGATATAAATCGGGGTTACTCTTTTCAAGTGCGCTTGCGATCAATCCACTGTTTTCTGCCATTGATTATCTCCTAAAAGCGCGGGTGCTCATCTGGCACCTGCGCATTGTTGACATAGTTGCCGATGGAGGCGCGCGGGTTTATTTTTAATTGACCCTGTAATCCGCCCACCACATAGCGCAAGGCGTCCAGTCTGTGAAAGGTTGCCTTGTCTTTGATCTTCTCGGTGCTTTGTCCATTGGCGTCCAGTTCTCGGCTGTACGTGCCAAACTCATCAATGCTACCCGTACAGGTATCGAAAACAAATAATTGTTTTTCTTTTAATAAAGCAATGACACGATTAATCCCCGCCTCTACATCTGCAACCCGCGGTTCCCCCAAGCGTAAGCCGGCTGCACCCCAATCCATGCGCTGTTGGGTCTCGCTCTTTGCCCCGCCCCAGGCTTGCAGATTAAACTCATTGTACTGCTTAACGGCTGCAACATGTTCGGCGGTCGTCTTATTGCCTTCCAAACTCTCACGATATAAATAATACAATTGACTTGCCGGGTCTTGTGCGATCCATATCTTTGACGTATGCACCGCACCGAAGTCAACGCCCAAATACCGCGCCCATTTCGCGGGGATGTCAAAGGCGGGGAGTATGTGCGCCTGTGAGAAGTCCTCGTAAATCATCCCGGCGGGGCGGCTAAAGTTGCCATTGTAAAACATCTCAAACTTCCAAGTCGGGAGCGTTCGTCTTGCGCGCTCGTATTCTTCAATTGGAAAGGATGGATTCATCGTTGACTTGAATTGCACAACCTGTATATCAGGATCTCCGCCGCGCCACTTGTCAAAGATTTGTGTCTTGAGCCAGCCGAGATTATAGGGCGTGGTGCCTGCCAAGACTCGCCCCTGTGAAAGTGAGAGCCGGCGTTGCAACGCTTCCCATGCGTTGACCTTGACACCATCCTGTCCGCACTCGTCAAACAATGCCGCCTTTGCGCTGGCTGATTCTAGCCCGCCTTCTGCATCGGCGGACCGGCAAATGATCCGGGTAAACATGCGCGGCTTGTCTTGGCGGTAGATGGTTTTCTCTGACTTGCTTTCTTCCCAGCCGAATAGATGCACAAAATAATTTTGCAGGTCGGGCATGAATTTCATTTTTAGCAAATCATAAGTTGCGGTAAGGCAGAGGTAGTCTCCCGCCCCTTTCGTCTTGATCTCACGGTCAAGCCAGAGCGGTAAAAAACTCGTTTTACCTGATTGGGTCCCGGCGATGATAAACACAAATCGTTTCTTGCTATCCCATGCCTGAGTCTGTCCCGCGTGCAGGGTCTGAATTAGACGCCGCCCGTCATAATGCAATAACTCTGTCCTGTGTTTTGCGGGCGCATCAACCATCTTTTATCAATGTCCGTACTGTTTCAATTTCAGCGGGCGGTTGCAATGGTGCGCCATCCTTGCCCGTGAGTTCTTGCTTCTTCGGCGCATCCATGCCGATCAATGCGGAGAGTCTATCAGCAACACTCAATAATAATTGCCCGATCTTTGTGTCCGCTAATTCCAATTCTTCACGCTCGGATACTTCCTGTTGCGTAACCACGCCCTGTACCATCGTGGCGCGTTTTGTTTTTATGACGTTCAATCGGTTCTGTGAGAGTTTCCAAATATCCTCCAACTCCCTGCGCTTCGTCAAGAGATAAGCCACCTCCCCCGCTTTCCATGTGGCAATGTCTTTGCTGCTGCGCTCTTTCCATTCCCCTTCCAATAGTTTGATCTCACGGCTTACGGTGGGTTGTGAGATTTTTAACTCTTTGGCAATTTCAGTTTGATTGCTTCCGTTCAAATACATGGAGGCAATTCTTACACTGTCCCTTGCCCGTTCGGATCGTTGTCTTTTGATTTTTTTGGGTCTCATGCGGTTTTTGATTTATTCACTCAGGGTATGCAGATATTTTAGCTTTTTTTGGGTGACTTAATTTATTGGATATGCGATAATGAATAATTGTGCATATTGTACCACCCCCATGACGGGGAAGTCTGGCGGGGGTTACTTTTTCGCTTTGGTCGGGGCGGGTTCCAGCCGCTTGATTTCCAACGCGGGAAAGGCGGTTGACATGCGCTCTAAAGTGACGGCGCAGTAAGCGGGGTCTTTCTCCAAACCGTAAACAACACGCCCGCAATTCTCGCCCGCTACAATATCCGTACCACTTCCCACAAATGGGGAATATATTACAGCGTCAATCGTTCCGCTTGTCTTGA